ATTGACAGAACTTGGTCGCAAACGCTTGCTGAAATGAAAGAAAATAAAATCGCCAATTTAAAAAGTTTATATAATAGTAAATTAGCACAAACTGATTGGTATATTGTAAGGGCGCAAGAAGGTATTTCAGCACCTCAAGAAGTATTAAATACAAGAACAGCATTGAGAAATGAATGTTCATCTAAAGAGGCAGAAATAAATGCGCTAACAACAAAAGTAAAAGTAGCTGAATACGAATTACCAAACCTTAACTAAATGGCGTTAAGCAAAAAAACATTTCCTAAAGCAGCGGCAGCGGCAGCAGCATTTGACCCATACGCTAACTTTGAAACTGTAACCTATACAGGAAACGGTTCTACTCAAAAGATAACAGGGTATATTAGAAAGGGTGCTGCTTTTAATGGGAGTAGTAGTAGAATAGATGCTTCTAATAGTTTTCCAACAGGTAATTCAGCAAGAAGTATTTCTTTTTGGATGCATAGTAGTGGTTATTTAAATGGAGGGGTTTTAGGTTATGGAGCTGCTTCATCTAATCAAGCATTTGAATTTTACGTTGCAAGTAGTTCATTATTAATGACTTTTTATGCAGTAAATGCTAATATAAATTATGCTTTAAGTGCAAATCAATGGTATCACGTTGTAGCTACTTTTGATGGTGCAAATTTTATTGCTTATGTTAATGGTTCTAATGTATATTCAGACACAAGAACATTAAACACAGGAACAGGTACATTTAGAATAGGTGGTGTGCCTTGGAATAATAGTGGAGAATTTTTTAGTGGCAAAATAGACCAAGTTCGTATATTCAACAAAGCCCTATCTTCTTCAGAAGTAACAACCCTTTATGGAGAAACCTACGCATCTTCTACAAAATCAACTACGGATATCTTTGGAGATGGTTCAGGTGTTGCTTTATATGAGTTAGATGATAGTGCTAATGATACAGGGACTACTGCAAGTACAGTTTATACAGTAGATATTTTTGGGGATAGTTCCCTTACTGATTATTATAAATTAGATGGCGATTTAACTACTGAAAAAAGTGGTGGTACTGCTTTACAATCAGGTTCATCTACCTTTGGAGATGGTATATTAGGTCAAGCATTATATTTAAGTGGGGCGCAAACTGCAAGTCGGACTTCTACCCTTTATGGGTCAATGAATATAACAGGAAGTTATACAGCTTCGTTTTACTTCAAAGCAACTACAATAAGTAAAAGAAATATGCTTTGGTATTATGAAAGTAACAATGGTCGTTCAAATCAAGTAGAATTTGGTTCTGATAATAAAATTTCTTTTGGTGGATTAGTAACCTCGTCAACATATTTAGCAAATACTTGGTATCATTTAGTAGTTAGTTTTAATTCTTCTACTAATTCTATGGTGGGATATATTAATGGACAATCTGTAGTTAGTGGAACTCCAAATACAGGTTCAGGTTCTACACAATGCTTTGGACACGGCTCTGTAGGTTTAACAGGATATATTGACCAAGTAAGAATATTCAATAAAGTAGTTAGTCCATCAGAAGCTGCTGAATTATTTGAAGCAACTCAATACAATGGTACTGCTACCAACGTTAATTATTTAGGGATGGCTTTTAGTCCTTCGTTGGTGTGGATAAAACAAAGGTCATCTCCTGCTGAATCACACGCTTTATTTGATATTATTAGAGGTGCAAATAAATCTTTGTGGTCAGATTCAGATACTTATGAAAGAGATTGGACAGCATTTTCAACATTAAATTCTTTTGATTCTAATGGTTTTACTTTAGGAAGTGATTCTACTCAAAGAGTAAATTTAAATGGAGGTTCATACGTTGCTTGGTGTTGGAAGGCAGGAGGTGCAGCAGTATCAAACACAAATGGAAGTATTACAAGTCAAGTAAGTGCAAATCAAGCAGCAGGGTTTAGTATTGTGAAATATACAGGGAATGGTTCTTCAAGTGCTACTGTAGGACACGGCTTGAGTTCAACTCCTGAACTCGTAATTATTAAAAATACATCAGATGCGTTTTCTTGGGCTGTAAGACATTCTGCATTAGCTTCAACGGATAATGTTTATTTAAATGCAACTGTTGAGGCAACAACTGTTTCTTCTACTGCACACGGAGGAGTTGGTAGTTTAACTTCTACTACTATTGGATTTTTAAGTGGTGCAACGACATTAGAAAATGTAAATACATCAAGCGACAATTACATCGCCTACTGCTTCCACTCTGTAGATGGGTATCAGAAGGTAGGGAGTTATAGTGGTTCAAATTCAAATTTACAAGTAACTACAGGATTCCAACCAAGATTTGTTTTACTTAAAAATAAAGATGCTGCAACTCCTTGGGCAATGTTTGATAATTTAAGAAGTGGAAATTTATATGCAAATGATAGTGCTGCTGAAAGTGATACTGCTTCCAATTATATAAGTTTTAATTCTACAGGATTTGAATTAGTTGGTGGAACAGGTTCTTATATTAACATTGCAGGATATACTTGGATTTATTTAGCAATAGCATAAAATGACTGATTTGAAAATATACGGAGCAAACCTAATCGCACTTGTTTTAAGTGTTACAGAAGTAGAACCTTTGTTACAGTTAGTATCATTGAGTTTAGCAATTATATATACCTTAATTAGTATTTATAAAAAACTAAAATGAATATAGATTTAAACGGAGATAAAAAAGCAGACCTTTCTATAAGTGTTCCTCAAATTATTACTTTATTGGCAATGTTTGCTTCTATAGTAGGTTCGTATTATTCATTAAGTGCAAAGATAGAAGCTAATACTGCTGATGTAGAAAAACTAAAGTATAATGAAAAGGAATATACTTGGAAAGCACAAAGACAACTTGAAGCTGAAGTAAGAACAATTACTTTAGAGATGAGAGATTTTATGAAGGATTTAGAATATTTAAAAATAGATAAAAAGAAATAATGGATAAGATAAAAGAAATAGGAGGCAAAGCCATTGACTGGATTGTAAACTGGACTGCTACAAATTGGAATGGCGGTATTTTTAATAGAGGCAAAGTTGTATTTGCTTATGGTTTGATCATAATAATTCTGTTAGGGTTGATCTCAAAAAAATAAAATTATTAATCACTATATTTGTATAAAATTTTAACACAATGGCAGTATTTAACGGAACTAATTTAATTTTAAAGATTGAAGGTGCTACAGTAGGACATACTACTTCTTGCAGTATTTCGCTTTCAACTGATTTGCCAGATGCAACAACTAAAGATTCAAGCGGATGGAATGAAGTAATCGCTGGAGTAAAATCTGGTGAGATCTCTTTCGATGGACTTGTTGATTATTCAGATTCAGCAAACGCTAACGAAATTGCAGATTATCTAATTGCTGGAACTCAAGTTACTTGTGTATTTGGAACTTCAACTTCAGGAGAGCGTATTTATACAGCTGAAGGATATGTAAATTCAATCGAGATTAGTGCTGAAATGGAATCGCCAGTTTCTTATAGCGGATCAATTACGCTTACTGGTGCTGTTACAGCTTCTAATAACTAATTAAATTTATAACATAATGGCAAACAAAAGGAGAGGGTATTATACCACTAAATTAGGTGGGCAGTCAAGAACGTTACATTTTTCAATGAACTTTTGGGCTGCCTTTACCGATGAATTAAAGATACCACTTGATAAAATCGGAGAGGTTTTTGAAGGTGGTATTTCTATTTCTGGTATTCGTGCTTTAGTATATGCTGGTTTATTAGCGTATGATCAAGAGGAAGGTAATCAAGTAGATTATACTATTTTTAAAGTAGGGGGGTGGCTTGAAGATTTAAACCCAGATGAACTTGAAAAAATAGTTAGTACTATGATGGAATCTCGAATCTTGGGAAACGATCTAAATATGGGAATCGAAAGAAACCCTACAAAAGAAGATAGCGAGGGAAAGTAGAAGCCGACACCCTAACGTGGGAAACGCTGCTTGATTATTATATAGGACAAGTCGGCATAAATCCAAACGAGTTTTGGTTTAACACTTGGGCAGAAAATCAGCGTTTAGGGGAATCGTATAACATAAAACAAAATTTAGAGTGGGAGAGAATACGCTACTTGGCAACTTTAATTCATAATGTAAATTGCCAGAAACGTAGTCAAATGATAAAGCCCCAAAAGTTATTTCCTCTTCCACAAGATCGTTATGTTAAAAAAGATAAACCCAAAAGTACAAAAGAACAATTTGAGTGGTTTAAAGAAAAAGTCAAACAAGCTGGGGTTAAAATATAACCCCTTTTTTTTTAGTATTTTTGTCCTATGGCAGAGAATCTTTTAAGAGTAAAAATATTAGCTGACACTCAACAATTTGGAAAATCGTTAAGTTCAGTTTCATCGAAATTAAAATCACTTGGTTCAAATCTAACATCTGTTGGTAAGAATTTAAGCACAAGATTAACATTACCTATTACTGTTCTTGGTGGTGCTGCAATTAAAATGGCATCTGATTTTGAAGAATCAATGAATAAAGTTGATGTTGCTTTTAAACAATCTTCTTATATAGTTAAGAATTTTGCTAAAACAACTTTAACACAATTTGGTATTGCTCAAGGAACAGCTTTAGATATGGCTGCTTTATTTGGTGATATGTCAACCTCAATGGGTTTATCTACAAATCAAGCTGCAATAC